AAGTTCCAGAAAATGCTGGTCATTTTGAGTATGAGATTGAAAAAGAAATCTTCCAGATTAAACCATATGCTGGGTTGTTATTATTATTTCCTGATGATTTGATGCATCGTGTTTTACCGAACGAAGGTGATGGCGAAAGAGTCTCCATGGCTTTTAATTTTTGGAAAATGTTGAAATGAATATATTTTATCCCCACGAAAGGTATATTAGAAAATATGTCCAACACAACCTATGATTTCGGATTTACATTCGAAGACCCCACCGAAACTGTAATTCATGTCCAAGAGCCGTATAGTTCTCAGACGATAGATACAGGCGACCTAAAAGATGAGATTATGGCCAAGCTCTACGACCTTGAAGCCAGACTTCTTAATGTAGACCAGTCAACTCTCATTGCAGAACACAAGAGACTTGTGGAAATGGAAGTTGCAGAAAAATTGAAGCAGGTAGAAGACTTAATTCTACCTTTAATGTATAACCTGATGAAAAATCCTGAAAAGGAATACATCCACTGGCCGAATAGGACACCCATAATTGATAACCAAATTGAAAAGATCACCGCAATCACACGATTCTATGAACGAGTTTGATGGTCCTTCGAAAGCTAGATTCTTTGCGCAGCCAGTAGCTACCGCAGTAAATCTATATCTTTGCGGCGAAATCAAAGCCGCAGAAGAATATGTAGAGTGGTTTCAGTTGTTCCGCGCTGCTGGTGAAAATGATATCATTTACATTCGCATCAACAGCGAGGGTGGCGACCTGTTTGCCGCCTTGCAGATAGTAAGAGCAATTCAAGAATCGAATGCTACTATTGTTTGTTCGGTAGAAGGCATTTGTATGTCGGCTGCAACTCTTATCTTCCTTAGCGCGGACCGTTTCGAACTGTCCGACCATACCATGTTCATGTTTCACAATTATTCAAGTGGCACCATTGGTAAGGGCGGTGAAATGTATGACCAAATCACACACTTCCGGGCATGGTCGGAAAAACTGTTCACTTCATTCTATAAGGACTTCCTGACGCCAGAAGAAATCAAGTCGATGCTTGATAACAAGGATATCTGGCTTGATGCAGAGGAAGTCGCCAAGCGTTTGAAGAACCGCATCGAAGCAGATGCGGAAGAAGAAGCTCCAAAGCCTAAAAAGACTCGGAAGAAAGCCGTGCCTGCATAAATACTACTTGACATTTCCTTGCGAATCGAGTAGTATATAAACATGATTAGTTTTAAAGAGTTTATAAGTGAGTCGCAAGACGGTGCCGGATTAACTATCTGGGACATCGATGAAACTCTATTTCGCACAACTGCCCGCGTCCATATCATCAAAGATGGTAAGATTATCAAGACGTTGGGCAACAAGCAATACAATACATATAATTTACAGCCGGGTGAGTCCTTCGACTTTAGCGAGTTTAGGGACGCCCGGCATTTTCAATCTACCAGCGAACCCATCGCAAGAGCGATTCGCAAACTGATTGCAATGCACAAGAACATCAAGGCCAAGGGTAGCAAGATGGTTGTTATCACAGCCCGCTCCGACTTTGATGACCGTGATATTTTTCTAGATACATTTCGTAAGCAAGGCATTGATATCGATGATATCCATGTCCATCGTGCTGGCAATCTTGGCGCCATGCCCTCTGCGGCCGCTAAGAAAATCTATATCAAACAATACCTTGACACTGGTAAATATACTCGCGCCCGTCTCTTTGATGACGCGGTGTCCAATCTCCAGATGTTCAAGGACTTAGCGAATGAATACCCCAATGTGAAGTTTGAGCCGTTCTTGGCTCACGAAGATGGAACAATGACTCGTTTTTAACTTGACATTACCATCGATTCGTGTATACTAATAATATAAGGAGAATGATTATGTTTAAGTCTATTGTTTCTAGTATTGTTGCTATCAGTGTTCTTGCTACTCCTGTAGTGGCAGAAGCCAAGGGTCGCGGTGAACACCGCAGTGAACGCCACGAGCGCAAGCGCGGCAATCATATTAATACCGGCGAAGCTATTGCTATCGGTCTCGGTGCCTTTATTCTCGGTGCTGCTATTAAAAACAACAATAGCCGCGACGAGGAAGTTGAGCGCGAAGTTTATGACCGCGAGTATGAATATCACTATCGCAACCGTGATAGCCGTGATGCATATTATCGCCGTGACCGTAACTGCCGCACCACAGAAGTTACTGAATATGACTACTACGGCAATCGATATATTCGCCGTGAGCGCCGTTGTTTCTAAAAGAATCGCTTGACATTTGGTCGCGAATCGACTATAGTAAATAATGTGATTGATTGATTGATGAGGTTTTGTGATGTCCCAGTTTGCTGAAAAGTCGATTCTCGCCAAGTTGTTGGCGACCGAAAATATCCACGTAGAACACCAGAAGACAAGTACCGCTTACTTCAATCTGGAGACCCGCACGGTCGTGCTGCCGATCTTCAAAGAAACTTCGGCTGACCTCTATGACCTGCTTATCGGCCACGAAGTTGGTCACGCTCTCGAAACGCCTGCCGAAGGTTGGCACTCCAGCATCTCTGAGAAGGGTATGGGCTTCAAGTCTTTTCTCAACATCATTGAAGATGCTCGTATCGAACGTAAGATGAAGACCCGTTATCCCGGTCTTCGTCGGTCGTTCTACAATGGTTACCAAGAACTCTTCGAAAAGAATTTCTTCGGTGTCGAAGGCATGGATGTCAATAAGCTAAAGTTTATTGACCGCATCAACCTTCACGCCAAGGTCGGTTCGTTCTTGAACGTCAAGTTCTCGGAAGAAGAGCAAGCGATTGTCAATCGTCTTGACGACCTGAACACCTGGGAAGATGTGGTCGCTCTGGCTAGCGAACTCTATGACCGCGCCGAAAATTCCACCGAAGAACTTGACTTCGAAAATTTTCTGAACCAGTTTCAAATGTCAGATGATGACAGCGGTGAATTCGACCCGTCTGCCGACTACATTGAAGTTCCTAATTCAGAAAAGTCCGACGCTAAGGACGAACGCAATTCGCCTTCTCCTAAAGGGCAGAAGTCGGAAGACAAGACCGAAGAGTCAAAGTCTTCATCTTCGGATGATGCCGAAGACAAGACCAAAGAAGAGACGGACGATGGTTCATCTGAGGACAGCAAGTCCGATGACAGCAAGGAAGAAAGCCCTGAGCCGACTTCGTTCACCGATGAAAACTTTCGTAGGAACGAGGATAGTTTGCTTGATGAAACCGCTCGTGAGACGTTCTATGCCAAGCTCCCTGTTCTGAACCCCGCCGATTTTATTGTTGGCATCAATACAATCGAAAAGATGTTGACATTCTCTGTCGGTGGCGCGGCCAGTCGCGCTGGTAAAACTGTCGAACAGGTCAAGATGGAACTCTACAAGGACTTTCTTGCCAAGAACAGCAAGTACCTCAGTGCAATGGCACAGGACTTCGAACGTAAGAAGAAAGCCAAGTCGCTTATGCGCGCCCAGACTTCCAAGACTGGTCGCATCAACATGGACAAGGTTTGGGCTTACAAGATTACCGAAGACCTGTTTCTCCAGAACACGGTTGTTCCCAACGGTCAGAACCACGGTATGCTTCTGTACCTCGATATGTCGGGTAGCATGTCTACTAACATGGCTGGTACCATGGAGCAGCTGGTTCTTCTGGCTTCGTTCTGCCAGAAAGTCCGTATCCCGTTCGAAGTGTATGGCTTCATCACGAACAGCGGTGCTCCACACTCATATTACGATACATTGCGTAGCCGTAATAACTATTCTGACCCCAAGAATCTGGTGATTTCTGATGGTAGTTTCCGTATGCTCCAGCTTGTAACTACTGGTGTTTCTGGTGGTAAGTTCAAGACCCAGATGGCAAATCTTCTGGCTCTTGGCAATACTTATAGTCGCAACTACGCCGACCTGTATCTGGACCGTCCAGCTGCAAATGCTTTCGGTCTTGGTAGCACTCCTCTGGAAGAAGCCATTCTACTCGGCCGCTACATTGCCGAAGACTTCAAGGTGCGCAACCGCGTTGAGGTTCTTTCGTCGGTATTTCTCACCGATGGTGAAGGCGATTGTAACTTTGAAACTGTTGGTCCTAACGACCATTATCGCAAGAACCTAGCGATTGTTGACTCTAAGACTCGTCGCACATTTTTGCAGCAATATGATGGCAATAGCTATCGCAGCAGGTCTTATTGCAAGGCTCTTTTAGACCTGTATCGTGAGACCACGGGTTCGCGAATGATTAACTTTTACCTGCTTGGTTCATACGATTTGAAGTATTTCTTGGCCCGCTCTCCTATCACTGGCACGGCGAACGAAGCCGCCAAGAAAGCCTTCAAGAAGGAAGGTGCGGCACTTCTCAAGGACATCAATGGTTTTGATGACCAGTTCTTGATTAAGGCTGGTGCTAGCCTTCAAGTCACGGAAGATACACTGACTGTGGACTCCAACGACAAGAAGGAACTGACTAAGGCTTTCAAGGCTTTTCAAGATAAAAAGTCTATTGGTCGTGTGATTCTTACGAAAATGGTTGATGCTGTGGCGTAAGAATCACTTGACATTTGGTCGCGAATCGACTATAGTGAATAATGTGATTGATGATGTTTGTTTGTGAAAAGGTGATTTTATTATGATTAATACCCGTGAAGCCATGCTGGCTGCTCTCCGTGCCGCTGATACAAATGGTGGTGTGTTCCGTAAACAAGATGTGATTGCGGTATCGAATGCTCTTGGCTTCAAGAGCCGCGCAGCCGATAAGATTATGGAAGAAGGCCGCAAGGTCTCTCGTGGTCTTTATGACCTCTCTCCTCTGATGGTTGGTGTAGTGCCCTCTGCACCCAAGCCCCAGCCTGTCGCCGAGATTGCCACGAAGCCTGTCGCCAAGACTGTTATTCAGCCGAAGCTGGAAGTCATTGTGGACAATCTGGTTCCTCGTCTCGATGCGACCTACGTTCCGTTTGGCTTTTACGCGGACCTTACCAAGGTCCTCAAGGCAGAAGCCTTCTATCCTACGTTCATCTCTGGTCTGTCTGGTAACGGTAAGACCACGATGGTCGAACAGGCTTGCGCTAAGTTGAAGCGCGAATGTCTCCGTGTCAACATCTCGGTCGAAACCGACGAGGACGACCTGATTGGTGGCAACACCCTTGTCGATGGTAACGTAGTGTACCGTGAAGGTCCTGTTCTCACCGCCATGAAGCGTGGTGCAATTCTTATTCTTGATGAAATCGACCGTGGTTCGAACAAGTTGATGTGCATCCAGGCTATTCTGGAAGGCAAGCCATACTTCAATAAGAAGACTGGCGAGACTGTCTTCCCCGCTAAGGGCTTCAACGTGATTGCAACGGCTAACACTAAGGGTCGTGGTTCCGATGACGGTAAGTTCATCTCGGCTCAGATTCTTGATGACGCCTTCCTTGAGCGTTTCGCCATCACAGTCGAGCAAGAATACCCATCGGCCAAGGTCGAAAAGAAGATTGTCATGAACAAGATGGAAAAGGCTGGCGCGATTGATGAAGAATTCGCCGACAACCTTGTTACTTGGGCTGAAATCATCCGTAAGACTTTCTACGATGGTGGTATTGACGACCTGATTTCGACCCGCCGTCTGGAACACATTGTCAACGCCTTCGCCATGTTCAAGTCTCGCCAGAAGGCAGTCGAACTCTGCGTTAACCGCTTTGATGCTGATACCAAGTCGGCGTTCCTCGACCTCTACACCAAGGTCGATGCCAAGGTAGATACTGGCCCTACCGATGATGTCAATGAAGATGCATTTTTTGAAGAAACCCCATTCTAAGGAGAACATATGACAATTAAGTATAAGTATAACGAAGGTGACCTGCTTCGGCAGGTTACCGAATACGTGAATTCAACGTATGCCCAACATTACTCCCAGACCAAGTTCCAAGCTACCGAATTCATTATTGATGGTGGTCATGGCGTAGGCTTCACGATTGGAAATATCATGAAGTATGCCCAGCGTTACGGTCATAAGGGAACACCCGAAGACTGGCGCAAAGACCTCATGAAGGTTATTCACTATGCCATCATTGCTTTACATGTTCATGATAAAGCACAACAGCCTAGTCTAACAGGACTTCTCAAGGATGTCAACCTAAAACCTGCTCTATCTACGGCATTGGGCACGATGTCTATTCGCGACTACCAATATCGGGATGATACTATTACTATCAACCCTGCAGATGTCATTCAACCTGATTGGTCCCAATACAATATGGGTACCACTTCTCTCTTGACTTCCGATGAAAGTTCTAGTATAACAATTACTGGTACTAAAACCAAAAAGAAAAAAGGTTAATATATTATGAAAATTTCCAATGAAACACTTTCCCTTCTCAAGAACTACGCTGGCATCAATACAAATATTCTGTTTCGGCAGGGTAATGTTATTGGTACCGTAAGTCCTGGGAAGAACATCTTTTCACGCGCCACGGTCACCGAAACCTTTCCGCGTGAAATTGCCGTCTATGACCTGAACAGCCTTCTGGCACTTCTGACCCTCATGGAAGACCAGGACGTAGATTTTGGCGAGAACAGCATCAAGGTTAGTAAGGATGGGTCGAAGTTCGAATACTTCTATTCTGATCCTGGCACCGTGACCGCTGCTCCCGACAAGAACCTTGAGATTGAACCTGTGTGGTCGTTCGATCTTTCGTCGGATGAAATCAGTATGATTCTCCGCGCCGCATCAATCACCTCGGCACCAATCATCAGCATTGTATCGGATGGCGCCCAGGTTCAACTCAAGGTTGGCGACCCCACCAATTCATCGGCAAACTCCTACACTAAGACTATCAGCACCGATGCTGCTCCTGTGTTTGATTGTCGAGTGAAGACCGAGAACCTCAAGGTCCTGTCTGATAACTACACTGTCACGCTTGGTAAGAAGCGCGCCATGGAGTTTAAGAGTAAGGGTCGTGAACTCGTTTATTATATTGCCATGGACCCTGCGTCCTCTATCTAAGGTGATATAATATGATTGTGACCTATCTGCCATGGCTAATGTCTTGTCTGACAATTTGGATGACACTACTTGCTGGAAACAACCATCCACGTGCCTGGGCAGTAGGTCTAGTCAATCAAGTGTTTTGGGTAACATGGATTATTGCTAGTCAAACGTGGGGATTAATTCCTATGAGTATTGCACTAGGTATTGTTTATGCCCGTAATCACTTCAAGTGGAATCCCACAGAAGATATTAAATAAAAGTTAAGGAGAAACAATATGACTAAGTTTGAATTTACATTTAATGCCCGCATTCCTTATGATGCAGAAGAAGACCCTCGTGATGTTACCATTGCGTTTACCACAGGTGACCTTGATGAAGTTGTTCGCCAGTTCAACAAGCTCCTCATCCTTAATGATTTCGATGCACAGGTGGCGATTGTATAATGGCAGAGAAGTTTAAATTTAAGAGTAAGTGGGATGATGAAGCCCGCGACGAGGAACTTCCAACAATCATTCCTGCCGTAGTCTTTAAGACCCGCGTCCGTGATGACTCGATTGGTGGTCCAAATCCATTCCGTTGGGAAGACAAGTCAACTTATGATTACTTTGCTGGTAAGCGTGTAGTTCTGTTCTCTCTTCCTGGTGCATTCACACCTACATGTTCTACCATGCAACTTCCTGGTTTCGAACAGAACTTCGCGGAGTTTAAGGCACTGGGTATCAAGGACATCTACTGTGTATCTGTCAATGATGCTTTTGTCATGAATTGCTGGGCTAAGGATCAGAAGATTAAGAAGGTCAAGCTGATTCCTGATGGTTCTGGTAAATTTACCGAGAAGATGAAGATGGATGTTTACAAGGACAATCTTGGCTTCGGTCGCCGTTCTTGGCGCTATGCATGTGTTGTGAACAACGGCCAGATTGAGAAGTGGTTCATTGAGGGTGATGTCGTTGAAGATAACATCGATTCAGATCCTTATGGTGTAACTTCACCAGAAAACATTCTTGACTGGTTGCGCAACAACTGATATAGTGAATGCTGGTCACTAAGCCAGAGTCCGTGGATGCACTAACATCGCGACGGACATTTTATTTTATTATGGAGAATGAATATGCGTGAAGACTTCCTCTGGGTTGAGAAGTATCGTCCTCGTAAGCTGGACGATTGTATCCTTCCCGACGAACAACTGAATACCTTTCGCCAGTTTGTGGCGACTGGTGAGATTCCCAATATGCTCCTTTGTGGTTCGGCTGGTGTAGGTAAGACTACCATCGCCCGAGCCATTTGTGAGGAACTGGGGTGTGACTATATCGTTATCAACGGTTCAGAAGAATCTGGTATCGATGTTCTGCGCACCAAGATTCGAGAGTTTGCATCCTCTGTCTCGTTTAGCGGCAAGACTAAGGTTGTTATTCTAGACGAAGCCGATTACCTGAATCCAAACTCTACACAGCCAGCCCTTCGTGCCTTCATTGAAGAGTTTGCCAACAACTGCCGCTTCATCTTTACCTGTAACTTCAAGAACCGCATCATTGCACCTCTGCATAGTCGAACTGCGGTGATTGAATTCAAGCTAACTAAGGCTGACCGACCTAAAATGGCTGGACGTTTTATGAAACGTCTTGGTGATATTCTTGAAGCCGAGAGTGTGCAGTATGATGACAAGGTTGTAGCCGAAGTTCTCAAGAAACACTTTCCAGATTATCGCCGTGTTCTTAATGAACTCCAGCGTTACAGTGTAGGTGGTACTATCGATGCTGGTATCTTGGCCAATGTCCAAGAAATCAACATGAAAGAACTGGTTGATGCCCTACGTGGTAAGGACTTCAAGAAGGTCCGTCAGTGGGTTGTAGATAATATCGACAACGATTCCGGCATCATCTTCCGCAAGATTTATGATACGCTTCTTGATGATGTTAAATATCCTGCGGCTCTTATCGTTCTCTTGGCCGACTATCAATATAAGTCTGCTTTCGCTACCAATCAAGAAATCAATCTCGTAGCCTGTCTGGTTGAGATTATGGCTGGAGTGGAGTGGAAGTAATGGATGGTATTCTAGAGGGTCTTGGTGATCCAAAGGTAGAATATAAGCCAGAAGATTATGTAGAGAAAAAAGCTAAGATTTCTCCCTTTGATTTCATCAACGATATTAACCATAAGAAGACCAATCTCATAGTAGATGATTGGTCAGAGAAACAATACAACCCTTGGATTATCAATCGTGGGCTGAGTTTCAGTGCCGATACTGTCATTCCAGCCAACGAGATGAACTGCCGTCCACACCTTGACAAAGCTCTACAAAATACTTTTCTTATAAATACAATTAGGTCTAGAAAGCGTTTTGATAAATGGATCAAAATCGAAGACGATGCCGAAGTTGAGATGATAAAGGAGTATTATGGCTATAGCAATGAAAAGGCTAGTCAAGCTCTTACAATTCTCTCCGAAGAACAAAAACGATATATAAAAGAGAAATTGTATAAAGGTGGTAGAAAATGAGCGAAGATTTTTTTGATATTAACTATCCAGGGTATGCACCCTTGGAAGTTAAGTTGGAGAATCCAGACGACTTTCTAAAGGTTCGTGAAACTCTTTCACGTATTGGGGTAGCGTCTCGTAAGGATAAGATTCTTTATC